CACATAATCATGCTTTTTCATTTTCTTTTTGTTTCCTTTCTCTGCCTAAAATGTCCTGTCCATGAAACAATCTACGCATTGTCCATACATTATTAAAGTACATAGGTGTAAACCAAATTCTGTGTAGGTCTGTTACTTCTGGTTCTGTTAAGGTGTTCCCATGTACAACATACCCAGACAACCCATGTAAAGATAGTTGTATGTAACACATATGTACACAAGTTATATCTATGTCCTGTGCCACTACTCCAACATGGTCTTGGTAGTTCAGTTTCTTGAACATAGACTTGCAATGTTCTGTTGCTGATATTAAGGTTGCCCCAGCACCACAAGCACAATCATTGATAATCACATACCCTTTGTTATGTACATCTTTTGCCAACTGCTTCTTGTTGATTGTTACGCCCGACATTAGTTCACATACACTATATGGTGTAAAGAATTGTCCTGCACGATTATTTGAAATCCCCAGTGTCATGCATAGTTCTCCTAGTAGGTCTTGATTTGGATTCTTCTCCAACTCTAATACCAGCATGGTAAACATCTGGCAAATAATTTTCTTCTCCTTCTTATTATATGTTTTGATTGTTTTGATGTATTGTTCTTCCCTCTCATTCCACACCTCTTTAAAAGGTTCATTATCCTTTAATGGTCGCATGGCTGTGTTTGCAATCTCGATAGAATATAACAACATTAAGTCACTCCAAACAGTGTATAAAGACTTTGCACCAGTCAGCATATGAAATCCCTTCATAAACCTTTGTTTATAGTTTTTGTTTTCATCTATCCTCTTAGCCATTGTAAACATTTCTCCTTTGTTGTGAACACTGGATAACGATTCGGTTTGCTTCTATGTCCTGTATCTATGTTAGCATTTTCAAACATAAAAGAGGAAACCCAATGTTTTATCTCTTTATCTCCTGCTTTTGTTACAACCTTAATTGGTTCACAACTATATATTATTTCTTTCTCATATACTGTTGCTTTTGCTACCCTACATTTTACAACAACATTGTCTTTGTAACCTTCCCTTTTTGAAGCAAACACTAGGAAGATTTCACTTCCTATGTCTACTAAGAGGTAAACCTTTTTCATGTTCTCTTGTTCTCCCTTCTGTAAGTTCGCACTTTCCATACATGGTACAGATTTTGCAATCTGTACCTGTTCTTGTTCTTCCATACTTACATTTGTTTGTTCTTCTCGTTTTGTTATGCATTCTTTGTCCTCACATTCCATGCAGTCTAAATAGGTAACATATAAACCCATAGGCTTGCAGTATTTACTCATGCTATTTTCTCCTGTTCTGATTCTATTATAACAAAAGGGTTGAACAAAGTCAACCCCTAAAATAAACTATTTTAATCTTTCTTTTTTCTTTCCGTAACATACTTCACGCATCGGACATTGTTCTGCCATCTTGCAATGATACCCTGTACACTTTTCATGTCTCTGTACAAGCTTCCCTTTTGTTTCAAGTCTGTGTTTGTAATACTGCACTTTCTCCAATCTTGCTATGTATGGTTCAATTTCTTTGTAATTGAACTTATACAAATATACTTTTATTTCTTGTGTGTTCTTATCCTCACACAAAACAAACCCATCATGGATATCTGTCAAATACATATACAACTGTAACTGCTTCCTTCCAGAAACATGATATTTCTGTTTTTTAAACTGGAACGTGTTTACTGACTTTATTTCTCCAACCATTTCTACACCGTCTATATTACAAATAATGTCTGGCGTATAGGAAAGGTCAAATTCTTCATTAAATCTGCTATAATCACAATCTAACGGTTCTGCATATCCTCCACGAATAAACAAGCGTTGCCACTTTTCATGGATTGCATCACCCTCTGAAAATATCCGCTTCAACCCAACTGGTACTTGTTCTCCCTGTGCCTGTTTGTAAAACAAACTCAACACTTGCTGTCTGTAACAAAACTTATCATCGGAAACAATAATGGCACTCGCATGAAGCCCCTTTCTCTCTGTTGTTTCCTGTCCTCTTGTCATTACCGATTTTAAGAACTGTAATTCTTTCTTGATGTTCTTATCCAGATAATGCAATGCGTTCAACTTATGTTCCAATTCTGCTTCTTGACTGCTTTGTATCTTTGTTCGATTCCCTTCTGCTTCTCGTTTGATTTCGTCCATCAATCCCATTTGTTTTGTTCTCCTTCTTTTCTCTATGATACCACATGGACAGAAATAATGCAAGCACTTTTGTAACCTGTGGTAGTGCAGAATCTCTTCACTGCATCCAATCTTGTTTTAGCATACAGGAAAAACTTTTGTTCTGCACTATCACTATCAAAATATGTTCTGTTAAAACGAATACAATAGAATCGCATTAACCCTGTAACATTTCCTTGTATTTCTGTTTATGTTCTGCCATGATTTCTTTTCTTACATCTTCAAGGTCTGCAAAATCTACAAACCCTCTGTCATAAAATAATGGTATCTCACACTCTCCTTTTGGATTGCATACCTTTGATTTTACAACCTTGCATTTCATTATCATACCGATTGTTTCTTTACTTGCACTATTATAAGGGTTATGGTTTGGTATGTCAATATATCCTTTTCGTGCCACCTGTATTCTTAGACTTGCACTATGTTTCAGCTTATGACCTCCCGGTGTCTGTATGTTGTCTCCGAATGGCAATGCATTCATTTTGTCCCTAATCTGGTTTATAAACACAACTGTTGTTCCTGTTTGTTCTATCACATCTTCAAGTGTTGGCAAATACTTATCCATTAGCCTTGCTACACCGCCAATACGCATTTCTTGTTCACTGTCTGTATTTACTGCTTTTCTAATCTTGTCTATATCATCTTTCGGTTGCATAGACGGAACACTATCAATCACAATCATTGGTATACCTTCTTCTGCGAAACGGATTGCTCTGTTAAAAGCCTTTTCCCCATATCTTGCCCTGTACACTAACATTTGTTTTGGTCTGTTGCCAAACAACTTTGCACGTTCTGCATCAAATGTTCCTTCAATCGGTATATCAAGGCACATTTCATGTTGAGCGCAGAACTGATATGCAAGCGTTGTTTTTCCTGCTGATTCTGCCCCGAATATTTCTATTGTTCTTCCTTTTGGGATTCCTCCACCTATGATTGCATCAAGGTCTGGAAGTCCTGTACTCCACCGAGGAATGTTTAACACTCCATTTTTATTCCCCAGACTATAGACAATCCCATCGCCTTCCTTCTTTGAAATCTCGGAACATAATTTCATTATCGCTTCTTTGTTCATTCCATTTTTAGTAGCCATTGTTTTGTTTCACCACCTATGCTAAATAATATCCCTTTTCTTGTATCATCTTGTAATCTTCTTCCAGAAGTAAAATGTGTTCTTGTTTCTTCACATTCCCATAACAGTTAATATCACAGGTCAGCTCATACATCTTTACTCCTTGATAGTCTGTTTCATGTTCCCTTGTAATGTTTGTTACATAATGTTCCAATAAGTTCATGTTCTGTTACCTCCCAAGTAAACTGCTGTTATACTTTACCACCCTAGAAAGATACCTTCGTTTGTTAAACTCCAGCGCACCTTGTTCTTTCAGAATGTTAATCACTCTTGTTGTAACTGTTCTTCCTTTACATCTGTCATAGAAATCATCATAATCTCGGAACACTCCATGCTCCTTTCTTTCATGTTCGATTGCTTCTGCCGCTTTTTCTCCGATTCCCTTAATAATGCTCAACCCTTGCTGAATCACATTTTCACCATCCATCATACGCATACTTGTTTCTGCTGTATAATTCACATGAGGTAACATTACAACCGCATTATCTTTCACCGCAAACTGTGAATACTTGTGTAAATCAGCATCATTCCCTGCATACTTCATTTTGACATACCAGAACTCGGCAGGATGGTGTATCTTATACCACATCTGGTCTACACTGATAATCGTGTACCCCGTACTGTGTCCTTTGTTAAAACCATAGATAAGCATACTCGCCCAAATCTCCGTTGTCTGTTCCTTCGTAAGTCCTTCACTTCTACAACCTTTGAAAAAATCTTTCTTCATCTGTTTAATAATTGGTATGTACTCTGGTTTGTTCTGATTCTCTGCCTTTTTCATAATCTTTAACAAATCAAAACTTTGCTGTGGTGTAAGATGCCCCAATTTCTGTGCAACTTCAACGGTCTGTTCTTGATATAACATTGTTCCATATGTTTCTTTCGTGTACTTATAATATGGTGTACTTCTGTCTACATTTCCAGACAATTTGTTATATGCGTATGTTTCGTGCATCTTTAATTGTAACGGCGCTGGTCTGTTCAACGCATTAACCGCAATCACATCTTCAATGCAATCACACTGTATCATGTCCAGAATCTTCTTTGGTGCTGACTTCTCCATCTGAAATATACCGTCTGTTTTCCCATCTCGGAAACTCTCATATATTTCTTGTTCCTCTCTATCTTCATCTGTAACAACATGATGTGTATACTCTTCCAACTCTCGCAACTCTGACATTGTTTTAAGTCCTAACATATCGAACTTTGTACAATTGATATGTTCCAAATCATTAAGGTCATAACTACTGCTAAACATATCACCCTTACGAATCACCGCTGTATAATTCGATATATCAGAACCAACTACTGCCACACCTGCGGCGTGTTTTCCTAAATATCGAATTTTACCAAACAACTTGGAAAAGTGTTTCATAATGTTGTCATACTGGCTGTTATACTCTTCTGTTCTTTCATCTTCCATGAGTAACTGCATATTCAATCTGCCATCTTCTTCATACTCTCGTATAAATCGTTTGATTTCTGCAACTACCTTTTTGTTTTGTTCCTTGTCGTACTCATCTAATTCCTTTCCGCTTGTAGGCAATCCACATACCCCTGCAAGGTCATTCACAAGGTTGTCAATCTTATATTCCCCATAGGAACATATCTGTACTGCTTGCCCCTTATACTTGTTCACAACATAGTCAATCACATCTTGTCGTCTGTCTGTTTCAAAATCAACATCTATGTCTGGTAACTTCTTTTTCTCCTTCCTCATAAATCGGCTAAAATCAAGTTTATACTTAATACTGTCAACATCCGTTATCCCGATTGCATACGCAACCAAACAATTGCAAGCAGAACCTCTCCCCGGTCCAACTGCTATGCTATGTTCTCTCGCCCAATTTACATAGTCTTGCACTATTAGAAAATAATCATCAAACCCATGATAATGTATTACATCAAGTTCCTGCTTACATCTCTGTATGTACTGTTTTGTGTTCTTCCCTCGCTTCTTCAATCCTCTCTGTACCATCTTACGCAACACTGTTTCGCTTGATTCTCCATTTGTTTCAATCTTGGGCAGAACCAACTCACATTGCGAAAGTATATCCTCTTCTACGCTTTCCTGTAACTTTTTGAGATTGTCAACGAACATTTCTGCAACACTAAATGCATCTTTAAATTTGTTTTTATAAATTGTTGCGAAACGTTCTTCTATCTCATATTCACTAGGCATATACCTTTCAGAATAGGTGTTCTTTACATCAAGTGTTGTTTTTCCAATTTCATGCATCTTACAATAAGTGTCAAAATCTTCTTTGCTTCCAAAATGACTGTCTGATGTCAGTATACACTTGATTTTCCGTTCCCTTGCTAACTTCATCAAAACATAATCTGTTTTCTGTTGTGTTCCCTTCTTATCAATCTTATATGGCTGAATCTCCACATACAAGTTATTTCCAAATATTCTCTTGAATTTGTCAAGTAGCTTTCCTGCTGTTTCTATGTTTCCATTTACAATCGCTTGGCTTGTTGCTGATGCAATACAAGCAGTAGAACATATCAACCCATCTGCATACTTCTCCAACAATCCAAAATCAACAATTGGTTTGTAATAAAACTGTTCTACATTTGCTTCTGTCATAATATGACACAAGTTTTCATATCCTGTTTTGTTTTGTGCAAACAAACACAAATGGTAAGACTTTCTCTGTGGATTCTTTTTGTTAAACTTTGGCTGGAAATACACCTCACAACCTAGTATTGGTTTAATTCCTACCTCCTTACACGCCAACCAGTGTTGCACCAACCCTGTTATGTTTCCATGATTGCTCAACCCTAGTGCTGTATATCCTAATTCTTTTGCTCGTTTTGCAAGTTCTATTGGTTTTCCGAACCCATCAAAGAAAGAAGTTTCGTCATGTCTGTGTAAATCAAAATAATTACCCATTTCTGTTTTGTTCTCCTTCCTTACTCCTTTATTATAACAAAAGGGCAGGACTGTGTCCACCCTCAAATTTTAATCTTCCCAATCATCCTCGTCAGAATCTTCATCTTCACCCCAATCGTCAGAATCTTCCTCGTCTGCTTCTTCCAACAGGTCAATGTAATATTCTTTTGTTTTCTTTGGTTTACAATCAATATCACGCTCTTTACATAACTGGAACAATTCTTTTGCACTCATACTTTCGTAATCCTGTTCTTCCTCGTCTGTTTCATCATCTTCATCCCAATCATCCTCTGGCTCATTCATTTTGCCTTTTAACGGTTTGTTGTTTGACTTTGTACCCTTTTTCTTGTTATGCTTTGGTGTTTCGTCCTCGTCCTCTAAATCTTCGAAATTGTCCGCAGGGTAAGCCTTGTCGATACATTTCAACATTGCCTGCTCTGACATTGGTTTCACTTTTGTATTTCTAAATTTCATTTTCTCCAACGGAATCACACTGTATGTAGTATTCTGTCCTTTTCCGATTCTCTTAATCTCATAGTCTCTATCACACAACGTTCCATAACTTTCATACAGAGACGCAAGAGCAGGAACAGGAGAACAGTTGTTAACTGCCGCCATAAGCAATTTTACTTCCTTACTTTCATAATCATATACGCTCCACACATACATATTGCGTGTTCTCAAATCCTCATTCTCGCAATACTCACATTCCCTTCCAAATACTTCTTGGCAAGGAACATTGATGCCCAACTGGAAGCTGTCATGGAATGATACTTCCAGACCATCTTCCATATCAGTGAGGAATCTTACACGCGCTTTACTGCCCTCTTTGAAATACAGGAACTTTCCTTTGCTTGTTCCGCTTTTCTTAATCTCATTCTTGATGTTTGCTAATTTGATTTTTCCCATTGTTTGTTCTTCCTTTCTTGTTTGTTTTACTTTTTGTTGAATTGAATGTCGAACCCATCCAGACGAATTGCACAAAACTCTTTCGGGTTAATCATATACCCACCAAAAGATATGTATGCTGTTGTTCCTTGATAGTAACAATTCTTTACAACATGTTCAATCTGTTCAATTGTTTCTTTCTGTACTTCCTTCGCCTCTCTTGCTAGTTCCTTCATCAATTCTTTGTCAAACTCTGTTTTGTCAAGTTCTCTTGCAAATCCTATCACTTGTGTATACTCTTTGCACAACTCTTTGTATTCTTGACTATCTTCATTATAACTCTGTTCTATTACCTTGTCAATCCGTAATTCCTTCATGGTTTGTGCATGGAACAGTGTCATTCCCATCTTCAACTTAAAACTAACTGTCACGTTTATAAGCCCTCCTTGTCCGTCTGATTGCCATTTTTAACTCTTGTTCCGACATTTCCCCAGCATCCTTGATTCCATCTGGATATGCGAACCTTATCACATGAAAAAACTGTTTTAAATACTCTGTACCCTTATTCCCTGCTTTGTCATTATCCAGAGCAGACACCACTGTTGTTACGCCTTTATCTTTCAACTTTTTCACCTGTTCATCTGATATGTGCCAACCCAGAATCGCAACAACATTTTTCAGATGTCCACGAGTTCTTAAACTAAGATAATCCATAAACCCCTCGCAGATAAACACCACTTTGTTTTGTTCATATGTTCCACACAAAGTATCACGCTTTCGGAAACCATCATTGTATAGGTACTTCCTTTTCTTTTCAACATACTTGTTCATAGTCCTTCCAACCCATCCTTTGAACTCTCCATTATCCAATATAGGGAATAGAAAAGGGTATGCTATGTTATAGTTTGTTTTACAATGTGCAATGTTCAATGCTCTTTCATCAAATCCCCTTCGTTTCATATACTGTAAAACTTCATGTTCTTCTTTTGTGTGTATGTCATTCCAATCAACAGTTCGTAATCCATAATAATAGTCATGCGCTTCATTCAAGGCTTGCTTGTTCTGTAATCTTCTTTTCTTTCGGTACTTCACATTTAATGTTTTGACTTCATCACTGTTCAATATTTGTTCCAACAAAACACACGCTTGTAACTCATTTAATTCTGGATGTACCTTCTTCACAAAGTCTAGGGCATTTCCCTTTGCTTCACATCCAAAACAGAAGAAAGAACCATCTGTTAGGCATATCCTCATGGAAGGGTTTATATCCTCATGGAAGGGGCAAATGATGTTAAAATCAGAACTTGCGACATCTGCAATCAATCCATAATAGATAAGCACTTTTGCTAGTTCTTTCCCTCCATATTCTCTTGTCATATTACCTCTTTAACTCTGTGATTCTGATGTATGGCTCTCCCATCTTCACAGTGTAACAACCTTCTATGTCTTTTGTTTTCAATGCCCCTGTTTCATAGTAGGTGTCAAGTTTTGTTTCGTCAAGCTCTTCTTTCACATCAATGAACTTTTTGAACTTCTTTGGGTCGACTCCACAGCTTTTAAGGTACTTAATCAATCCCTGCATATCATTGATTGTATATGTTTTGTTCACAACCTCACTGTATATGTCTTTCCCGACCTTCTGTTTTAACTTATCCAACAACCATGTTACTTTTTTTGTCCTTACTCTTGTTACATTCAATTTCACATGGTTTGTATAATATCCTGCCCCCTCGTCAAGTTCTATTTCAAAACTGTTCTGTCCTTTTGGGAGACTTGTAAACATGAAATTTGAAATGGCAAGTTGTTCTTTCTTCCTCACCTCTTCATAATATTTGTCAAACTGTTTCTTCTCCTGTTGTGCATCATATAACTTTCTTACGCTGTCCTTAATCAGCAACATTGTTTTCTGCAAATCTTTCATTGATAAGCACCTTGCCTTTCTCTGTTCTCTGTTCTTTCAGATACATTGCAATGTCCTTCGGGTAGGAACAATTCTTCGCACTTCCCTTAATGTAAAGTAATTCATCAAAGGAAAGTTCTTTCTCTGTTCCTAACAGAGTAACGATTCTGACAAGTTCTTTCTTTCTGTTGACTCCCACAACCTTCGCTGTTCTTAACTTCTTGTAAATCTGTCCGTTTCTCGCTTCTACATAATGGACAAACACAACATAACTGCCTACCTTTAACTCGTTGTCATAGATTTCCTGTTTCTTTCTGTTTCCATACTTCTGCTCGATGTCTTCCAGTGTTTTTGCATACACAATGTAACCATCTTCTTTTGTTTCAACCTTTGGTGTGTTCTCACAAGGAGCATGTTCACACTCTGCACAAGTCTCCACTTTCTCACATTCTGCACCACCCCATGCTTCATCACCTTCGGGGTCTACCAGAATCTCTTGTTCTGCTTCATCAATTGCTTTCTGAATGTCTGCATCAATATCAGCCTGTTCTTCATCCCATTTTGTAAGTCTTTCAATTAACTCTGGTTTTGTGAACTTATGCCCTTTATTCTCCAATGTAAGTCCACGCTTTTTGCTTTCCTCTTTTAACTCCTTCACTGTCATTTCTTCAAATGTTTTGTTCATTGTTTGTTCTCCTTTTCTGTTTGATTCAATTTATTTATACTTTTATTATACTACCAACATACAAACGTGTCAATCGTTAAATTCCAAAAAATGCAAGGAATATTCTTAATATGAATGGGGACATGATTATAGATATTGCCCCTAGTAACACTTCAAATTCTTCCCATGTAATTCCCCATTCTTTCCAGAACCTCTGGAACTTCCTTTTCAACCTTCTTTTCTGTAATGGTGTCACTGTACTTGCCCTCCTTCTCCGATTCTATTGTATGATAGTGTGTTGATGAAAACAACACACTATTTTAAAATTTTTAATAACACATTGCTTTACTTAGTTCTGGATTGTTAAATTATTCAATAACTATTTTATAAAACATAATTTCTAAGTTCTTTATCTTCTGGTTCTTCTAAATCAAGCCATTTGTCAAAACCTTTTGGATTACGTTTTTCTATTTCATCCATCAACCAACCTCTTACACTGCATATTTCTTCTTCATTGATTATTGTTGTTTCTTCGAACATATCAACTAACTGTTGTAAAGTTCTATCTTCCAAATTTACCATTGCAATTTTTTCTAACATTTTAACTGTTCTTTCCTTCATCATTTTGTTCTCCTATCTTTTTGTTTTCTATCTTGCTTGGGAATCTCATTCCCTTAACTTGATTATATGATAACATACTTTTCTATGTTCGTCAATACGTTTTTGTAACTTTTTAAAATATTTTTTTACAAAACAAAAGCACACCAAAAGGTGTGCTATGTTCTAATATTCAAAACCAATTCTTCTTGTTCTTCTTACTTCCTCCCCATCATACTGTGGGTATGCAGGAATTTGTCTGTAATTGTTCTTTGTTGTAAATCTGTCATTGTATTCTGCATTAGCATTTTCTCCTTCCGTACTCAAATCAACATCTTGTGTTGTTTGTTCTGTCGTAACATAATCAAACTTGCTTTCATACCAGACAAAACCACAATATCCAATCACTGCTTCAAGGAGCATAAACGCAATCAGCACAATTATGATTTTGTCTTTTATCCTGTTAGAATGACTGTATTCCTTCTGCATATCTAACAGAAGATTCTCAAACTCGCTTTGCATTGTATACCTCCTTTATTTCTTGTTACAATTATTATAACATAGAAACAAACTGCTGTAAATCGTTTTACGCAACTCTTTTCCATCCATAAACAACTGTATATGGCGGTACAATACTAAATTCCTTTCCACTACCAACAGATTGAGCAACTAAAGAGTTTCCAGGTGAACTTATTGCACCATTCGCAACAACATTCCAAAAACTTCCTGTTCCTACATTAGATGGCCAAACTGAAACAGTCCTTCCGTCTTGTTGCGCAATCGAATGTTTATGTGCAGGAAGTTCTTCTTTTGTAAGTTTTACCTTATCAGAACCACCCTTTGTTCCTGCTTTTATTTCAGAAGGACTGTTCGGATTTGTAACATACAAGAATCTAGGTGCTTCATCTGCGCTTGATACTCCTGTGATTCCCTCCCATGTTCCCCCGAACAACTCGGACGGGTCTGTTGGGTCAAAACTTAAATACACAGAACCAATCGGATGCGTTGCGTTCATAATCACTTCGTTAATCGCCGCAACAAGACTTGTTTTGTTATCTGTTTTAAGGTCTAACAGATTACCTATCTGTATTTGGAGGTTTCCTGCCGCATCCTCTGTCAACTGGTCTTTCATCTCATTAAACCATTCTTGGAAAGCATCATCATACTGCCGAAACAACTCCGTAGTGTCTATCTGGTCTATCAATCCTGTAACAAAGCCACAATATGTTTTGTCTGGTCGTTTATCTGTAATGTCCTCTGCGTTCAACTTTGGCGCATTTGGTTGTACCAGAACTGTCGATAAAACTAAATCATGCTGTGTGTTGTTGTTTACAGGCATATCGCTTGTTACATCTTCTTTCAGAATGATACTAACCTTTCGTTCTGTTTTGTCCAGAGTACAACAAATAACATCTTTGATTGCATAAGACTTTGTATTTGCAGGTATTGTAACATCCATATCCTCGGTCAGTTCATACCAGTACCCATCTATGTACGCCTTTCCTTTCCGAACAACTACAACAAACGGTTTTTCTGGCGAATCATTAAATACAACCTTCAATTGATTTGTTGGATTCGCATACACTCCATTTGAAACAAAATTTGCAAAATACTCTGCGAACTGTTCTGCATCATACTCCCTGTCGTATGTTCCTTCTTCTGTTTCCATTGCATTAAAAAATCCGCTTTTCTCTGCCATTGTTATATCACTCCTTTTCTTCTCAATTTCTCATTCACCTGTATACTACGATAACCGAATGTAATGTCAAGGATTTCTCTTGAACCATCCACAGACTTTGTTACCTCTGTTATCTGTGCATCCACTGTTATGCCTAACTCATTGTCTACAATCGTAACAAAATCCCCATTGTAAAAATCTCTACCATACTTGTATTTCTCATTTTCATTTGTAACTGTAGAGTCATATGAAACAAACACAATATGGTCTTTTAAGTTTTCCTTTCCTCTCTGTGTGAGCATTTCTTTGTACTCTGCGTCTGTATATGTTTTATTATCAGCTGTTTTCTGCAAATCCCTTGCATCAACAAATAACTCATCTCGTAACCAACCTACTGCATTCCATTCATCGTCTGTTCCTTTTATTCCATCTTGGTATACTTCAATCCATGTTCTGTTATTTCCTTCTCCTTCTCCTGCAACATACGCAACATTGCAATAATCTTTCATGTCCTTTTCATAGGTAGACCTTGTTAGGTTACTCAATGAATGAGAAAACACAATTGGTTTGTTTCCCCTCTGATTGTTTCTCGTTCTGTCCTCTCCTAACAGAATGTTGAAATACCACTTTCTTATGTTCGTGATTGGTGCATTTGCGAAAATCTCATATCGCTCTGTTATTACTGGCTTAATCTCAAACCCCATGCTGTCTGCTTGTAACAATGGCTGTATTGCATCATATACACTTCCACCTGTCCATTGTCCATTGTTTATTTGTGTCATTTCATTTAGCCTATCTTCCTGTATATAGAACTCAAAATTGATATACCTTTTACTTCCAACTGAACCAACACACATATTGTTTTCTACCAATTGTTTTACTACTTCTGCTGTTCTTCCACTGTATATCTGTTGTTTATATACGACACTTGTTTGTAGTTTGTATTTTATCATACGTCCTGTAATCTCGATTGTTCTTTCAAACTCACTGTCACTGTCCTTAACTACCTTGTCAATTCTTCCCATTGTTGTTCTGTCAAATGCAACAAAAAACACCTCATTTTCATCAAACAAATATAGGTTCTCATCACACAAGATAGCATTTATTTTGAACTCCCCGACACCATTAAATTTGTCCACATACTGCATAAACGTGTACTTTCTCAAAACATCAATTCGTTCAAAATACTTGTTAAATACTGTAATTACTTCCATGTTGTCACATTCCTTTCAGATTGAGGAATTGTTCATCCATATCTATTGTTAGGTCTACAAATACATCGCTACCTTCTTCCACAGAATAACCATATAAATTTCTACCCTGCTTAAACTGGAAAAATGAACTTCCCTCTAACACATCACCAATCACATTTTCATCTTTTGATTGTCCTGTTCCAAAATAATTTGCATCATGGTGTATAACGCTTTCTTCTCCAATTTTTGTGTTTATCAACAAATAATCTCCATCATCCAACGTTAATCTTATCATAAACTGTTCCTGTGTGTCAACATTAAATATTGTTGGATTTTGTACTGTTCCTCCAACCGCTTCCAGTTTGATGATTCCACCAATGTCACAATCTCCATCATTGATAACGTTGACAATCTTTTGTCTGGACACAATACCCATAATGTTTCCTGTTTCTTTCAAAACCAAAGGAAAATGGAGCCTTGGTTGAATTTGTGCAAACACTGTTTGTTTTCCTTTGCCCAATCGAAACATTGGGGAAAAACAGTCAACATCTATTGTAAACATACATAGCACCTCATTGTTTTCGCTCCCTTTGTTACTGAACTTTACTGCACTAGACGGTCTACCCTCTATGAAATATTCACCAACAACAATGCGAATGTCCTGTAACGGATTGATTACTCTGTTCAACTCATACTTTTTTTGTTCTATGTCTTGCAACTGTGCTTCTAAAAATTCGTTCCAACCTCTGCCAAGGAGCTCCCTTCCATGTACCCTAGATACAATATACCCTGTAATAGATGGTTTTCTTGTTCCAAGTTCCACCCCAGACAAGGAAACCCCTATCTGGAACGGAACTCTATATGTGCTGAAACTTACGGACGGAACATCCCAGTCAATTTCATCCAAAACATATTGTGTAGAACCATCCATTGCAAGACTTAACTGTTTTCCATTTATCTTGTTTATTATCTGCAATTCCTGTATCAATGTTTTGCTCCTTTCTAATAACCAAGTGCTAAGTCTCGTTTTGCTTTCTTCATTTGTCTTGCATATTCATAAGGTGTCGGTTTCGTGTTATAAAAATTAAATGTGTCTCCACCTTTTCCTGTTCCACCTTCATTATACTCTCTGTTCTGTTGTTTTGTCAATACCCTTTCTCCTTCATGTAACTCTGCAACATATCCATTGTACGGAACATAATCTAATCCATTTGCGTGACTTCCATTTACAGACTTTGCGGCTGATTTTGCATCATTCGCACCAGATACAATGTTCTGAAATCCGTCAATAATACCAGATACAAAACTTCTAATCTTTCCTGCAAAATCAGATACCCAACCGAGTATACTTTCTCCAATGCTCTTGATTCCGTTCCACAAACTCTGGAATATGTTTCGTCCTGCATTGTACAACTGTGAACCAATTGCAGAAACCTTACTAGGTATTTGCTGAATAATTCCCCAAACCTTACTAGGTAGGCTTGTAATAAAACTGATAAAACTGTTCACAAAGTTTGTTGCTACCGACCTTGCCTGTGAAACCATGTTAGCACCCCATGAAATCACATTGGACACCGTAGAAACAAGCCACGCCCATATTCTACTAGGTAACTGTGAAATCCATTCTATTGCGCCGTTTACGAAGTTTGAAGCCGCCAACACAGCATTGTTATACATCTCAACACCCCAATTGATAACACTTGTTACCACTCCTGTCAGCCATTCCCAAATCCTGCTAGGCAATTGTGCAAACCATTGTATAATACCTTCTATAATCAGAGGTAATTCTGTTGTTATCCATGTCCACAGATTTGTTGCGAACAAATAGAAGTAGCCAATCAATTCTCCGATTGCATACCCTATCATGTATGGTAATTGTTCAAACCACTGCACAATACTATTGATTGCATTTGGTATTGTTTCATTTACAAATGTGCTAAATGCTTCTGGAACTGTTATGGTAAAGAACTCTATGATGTTATCAACAAATCCTTGTACCGCTTCAATTGCGCTGTTAAATGCGTTTGGTATTGTTTCAGTAAAGAACGAAACAATTGTGTCAATTGCACTGGATAATAACTCTGGTATCTGCCCGAACAAATCAGACAATGTATCGAAAAAGTTCTGAAATCCTTCTGCCGCCTTTTCAAATCCAAGTTTGTTCAGTATCTCTGCTCCAATGTCTCCAATCACACCCAAAATGTTACTTCCGAGGTTTGCGAATGTTTCAACGATTCCAGAAACAACTCCTTTTACTCCTTCCCCTAACTGTTCCCAATTTCCTGTAAACAATCCAATAAAAATGTCCATGACAGAAAGTATCTGGTTGAATACTCCGTCTAATACGATTGCGATTGTATTAAAAGCACCTTCAAACACTGGTGCAAGAATGTCACACAATGCAAGCCATACTGTTTTAATTACTTCCGTTATGTTCTCAAAATCAAAACCGAGCGCATCGATTCTCTCTACAACTCCATCAAAGAAGTTGTTGATAGATTCCTTTATGCTGTTCCAAATTCCAACCATGTTGTCTCTGAACTCTTCGTTTGTTTTCCACAACGTAGCAAATGCTCCAACCAGAACCGCAACAACCGCAACAACAGCCATAATAGGTACTAACATTCCACCAAACCCTGTTGAAATTCCTGCAACAAGTTTGGGTATTCCACCCATCTGTGTTGCCAGTCCTGCATACCCTGCTTTTACAAGTTCCACGCTTTCTTTAATTGTTGTCATTGTTCCCTTCAACAACTTAAATGCTTTTATCACAGTTGTAACAATAGAAACCACTTTGGATAATATCAACAACACTGGACCGATTGCGGCAAGTATCAATCCAAACTTCACAATCTGTTCTTGTTCTTCCTCGGACAAACTGTTAAACTTCTCCACAAGTCCTGTTATCCATTCTGCTAACTGTCTGATGTATGGTGTAAGTTTCTCTCCTATCAGAATCCCTGCTGATTCTAACGCACCTTTTAATTGTTCTACTGCACCTGCTGTGTTATCCATCATAACAGATGCCATGTCCTCTGCCGCACCATTCGCATTGTTTATCTCGTCTGTTAATTTCTGGAAATCCTCATCCGAAGCATTGACAATCGCCAACAATCCAGACATTCCCTCTTGTCCTGCCAACATAGCCGCATACTGTGCTTTTTGTTCTTCTGTCAACCCTGCGAACTTCTCTCTCAACTCCACCATTGTTTGGCTCAACGGTTTCATTGTTCCATCCGCATTTGTAATACTGATTCCTAATTCTTCAACAGCGTCTTTCGCTTCTCCAACAGGTTTTGCTAACCTTGTTATAGTAGAACGCAACGCTGTTCCTGCTTGACTTCCCTTGATTCCACTGTTTGCCATCAATCCAATAGCAACCGCTGTGTCCTCTATGCTGTAACCTAACGCCCCTGCCACTGGCGCAACATACTTGAATGTTTCCCCCATCAAACCAACATTTGTGTTTGACTTGGAACTTGCTTGTGCAAGAACATCTGCAAAATGCGCTGAATCACTTGCCTGTAAACCAAACGCTGTCAATGCGTCTGTAACAATATCAGATGTTGTTGCCAAATCCTCACCAGATGCCGCCGCTAAGTCCATGATTCCTGCAATACCATCCATCATTTGTGACGCATCCCAACCAGCCATAGCCATGTACTTAAATGCGTCTGCTGAATCACTTGCAGAGAACTTTGTTTTAGCACCCATCTCAATCGCTTTGTCTCTTAACGCATCAAACTCTGAACCAGTAGCACCAGAAATCGCCTTGACCTCTGACATTCCTGCTTCAAAGTCTGTTGCTGTTTTCACTGCCGCCGCACCAACTCCAACAATCGGTAATGTTACGTTCTTCGATAACAAACCTCCTGTTGTTTTAAAGGCACTCGACAAACCGTTCAACTTTTGTTCTGCTGTTGCTGACTTGTCCCCGAATACCTTTAAATCATTATAAGCGGAAACAAACCCCTTTGAAAACTTTGAGGTATCGAGTTCAAGGTATGCAATAGCAGTTCCCATATTAACTGCCATGTTTACCCTCCATACGCTTTGTAAAAATCTTTGAAATTACTGTAATGTTTTGGTTCTTCCGCTTGTTCTCTCTGTTCTATGTAATAGGGTTTTTCATCGTTCTGCAACCTCGCTAGAATCTCGCAACATGCTTCATTAAAACAAAAAGCAGTATAACTATCCTCTATCCCTAGAATAACACTAGGCAGACAGCCATACTGCTTTGACATAGCGAGGACGCTCTCTATTTTCCTACTCTGTACGAAAGGATTCTAATGCCTTTACCCCCTGCTGTGCATAGTTGAAAATGAACATCATCTGTTCATCCGTCAACTCGATTCCTGCATCTTTGATTTCTGAATATGTAGGTTCTACAAATGTTTCCTGCGCCATCAACTCTAACACATCAAACATTTGTGCCATCATGTTTTCTTCATCGGGGTCAAACCCTGTTCCATCCTGTACAAACAACTCATTTGCACGAACAAGCAATGTGTTTGGTATCTTTCCTTGCTTCACCATTCCAAGAAGGGAAGGTCTTTTCAATCTCGCAACAAAAGACTGACCTTCTGCAAAACAAGGAAGTTCTACCAATGTTCCGTTAGAATACTGTTTCAATTCCTCAATTGATGTTACGGTTGCTACTGTTGCTTTTTTCGTTTTTGTTCCTGCCATGTTCTTATTCTCCTTTTACTCTTTGTTCTACTTTGTTTCGATTTCTGTTGTACTCTCACTCTTCGTCAGACCTGTTTCTGCATCCCCACTCATAAGAGCAGTTCCGCTATCCCCTTCACTGTCTGACAACGCCATAACACTTGCGGTATTTACGGAAGAGGAACTAGGAAAAGACGGTAACACTTTCACATAACTAATCGTATACGGTGCTTCTCCTGTTTTCGGTGCTGAATTGATAACATACTCTGGAAGTCTGAAAACACCATCTTCTGTGTTAATCGTGATTGGCGTTCCTTGACAATTCGGGTATGTAATCTTCTCATACTTCACAATCTGTCCACTTGCATCATACTCTGCGGAGTAACAATCAAGTTCGAATACCTTCCCTTTCTCTGCACTTCCTGCAACTGGCGGTTTGTAAACAAGTGTGTCTCCTTCTCCTTCGATTGTTCCACCTTGAAAAATCTGAACGAGCTCTGGAATGAACACATTGTCTGTCAATGTAATCTGATGTCCTGTAATTGTTGTCTCTGACGGCTTCTGTGCTAACAATCTGCCTAACTTCACCAACTTCACGGCATCCGTTGTTTCTGTCTGTGGTTCTACTCCAATCTTGTTCGCTGTGTCAACTGCAATTTCAAGTCCATTATCTTCTGTTCCTGTCCTTACCACAACAAGCGAAACATCAATCGTAGGAATACCTACCGCTTTTTTCTTTGTTCTAGGCATCTGTTTTTACCTCCTTACCAATTTTCTATTTTTCTGCACCCTTGATATTGGAAACTTATCATGTGAGCCTTTACAGTATCATCATAGAAACTTGGTGTTTCATTTCCGATGTACATAACAATTGGGAAGATTTCTTTCATCTTCTGCTTTGTTTCTGCAACAAGGGTTTCTAATCTGCTGTATTCATCCTGTGGAACATAACATAACAACGTATAGATTGGTCTTTCACTCGACACTGTTGTTTCTTCTATTGCTCCATCTGCTTTTATAACAATGTATTCTTTCAGACATTCACCCTTATGCTGTGAAGGAAAGAATACATCTGTTTTTCCATCTTTCTTTAGCACATCATAAACTGTTTTTAAAATACTGCTCATGGTTTCATGTACCTCGTTAATTCTTCATACCCTTCTAGCACTTCCTTGGACAAAGCGTTTACTGTTGGCTGTAAGATTGCAAACCTCTTTTCGTGGCACAACTCTAAATATACACCATAATCAACGCCATGCCCAATGTGGATTCGTACTTTATTTGCTAACACTTCTACCCAACCTGTCAGCCTCTGTCTCGCATGTCCTGTTCTGTCTGTCCAAGGTCTATTCTTCTTCGCATAGTTCTCAAACTTCTTTGCACCCTTCTGTGCAAACATACGAATTGCAACCTGTGACTTTGTTTCGGCATTTTCCAAATTTGCCAACAACTTTGAAGCATCAATCTTAATTCCTGCCATCTAAAACCAACTCCAGTGAAATGTCTGTTACTATGTTATATTCCTGTATGTTGTTCTTCTCCACAACTTTGTATGTGTTTTCATTTATTATTAAAAAATCATCAGTCTGTATCTCTCTTGTGTTCTCATACGCTACCATCAGCATTGGTTGCCCTTTGCCGTGTGTCTTTGTTTCATCCTGTATGCTCTGTGTAATATATCCTTTTGATACATGAAACAACCCTTTAACATTTGCAATTTGTTCTGGTTCTTCTTTTGTTGGCTCTCCATACTTATCAACCTTTTTTCGGAAGAATGTATACTCTGTTCCATGCATCTGTATCTCTCTTAAAACCTTGTGGAGTTCCATTTTCATTCTTGCTTCATTCATTATGTCAGCACCCCACTATTCGTAGAAACATATCGGGAAGCCAACATCTTGAAATAACTAGAACTATCCTGCGTAGTCAATCCACTGACATTCAAGCCTGTTGTTTCAGCCTTTATAATCAGACCTTCATAACTCGCTTTGTTCACATCTCCACCATTGTTGTCTAACAATGCTTGTAACTCAGATTCTTCAAAATAAGGAATTTGTTTTTCCCTTAAATTGAATTTTAGCTGTTCTAATTTATCCATTCTGTTCACTCCCTTTCTGTTACATCTTTGCTTCTCTGATTGCTTTCTGGATAATCTGCCTTGCCTCTCGAACATTTCTTGCACCAGATGTGTCAATGTTATGTTCTTTCGCATACTCTGCTAACTGCTCTTTGTTCATCTCTGAAATCGGAATTGTTTCAACCTCGTGTACTTCTTCCTCTTCTTCCTCAAACTCTCCTGTATCAATCATGTCTGTTTCTTGTTTCGCTTCTTCCTCTCCAACAATCCTGTACCCTTTGTTACGGAACAATGTTTCATAAGAATGTTTGCTCACCTTCACAACATGCTGTCCTCTTTTTGCTGTTACCATTGCCATGTTACTTTCCTCCCTTCGCAATTACATCCAGAATATAAACTTGGTCTGCTGTTGGGAAGTCTGGCAGACAAATCATAGTTACTTTTGTTTCAACTGTTACTGGGTCTGCTTTCTGAATGGTTGTTACCGCTACACCTGTGTCTGTGATTGTTACATTTGCAACACTTCCTGTCATAAGGTCAGATTCTTCTGGTGTTGTTCCAAACCATGTGTTGCCTAACTGTCCTGCTGGGAACATAACAAACACATCATCTGCAACATATCTCTGCGCTGTTCCTGCTTCGTCTTTGTAACGCTTGTCATTCACAACAATCTGTAATCCAAGTTCATCTGCAATGTACTGTTTGATTTTCGCATCTGAAATAAAACCTGCGCCATCTGTAAGAACCATGATGGAAGCCTTAATATCATTGTTAATGCGGAAATATCCGAACACCTTAGATGAACACATTGCTCTCTCTGGTGTTACTCCTGTATCATCAACAATCTTCTGGATTCCTTTTCTAATGTCCTCCATGATTGTTGCTGTCGGGTCACTCCATGACATTGTTACAGTTACTTTGTGGTCTCCTGGCATCTGGTAATCATACTCATATACCTGTCCATTTCCTTTCATGACAATTGTTCCTGTTGTAAGTGCCATCATACGCATACGCTCTCTCTGCGCCGCCGCACCCTCTAACAAATCCATTTCGTCATTGAAGATTCTGTTTACTACTGCGTCAATGTACGCTTGATTGTTGCTCTCGATAACTTTGTTGAGTTCCTGTCTCAATTCCTCATCAATGTACTTTGATTCCTTGAAAAACGGCATCTGTGCGCTTAACTTCTCGAAACCGATTCTCGGACGAGGAATAGCCGCAACATCAAATGCAGACGCTTTCAGAACAACAGGAAGTCCATTTGAACCCTTTAACCATTTAAGGTCAAGCCCTAACTTCTTGTCGTCTGGAAACAACTCTTCACCCATGTATGGCTCTCTCTCTTGTGTCAGCAACTCCCAATACGCAACAATTTCTTCGCTGATAATTAAATCGTAAATACTCATTGTTTTGTTTCTCCCTTCTTTGTTTTAGCAAGCCGCAAACTTAATCATTGGCAGTGCTTTTTTTACATCTTCGGTAATCTTTGCTTTTGTTTTATCATCAATTCTGTTTGTGTTTACAAATCCAAACAACAAAATTGTACCATTATTATCTCCCCCTGTTACATCGACATCATGTAACAGGATTCCTACTGCATCAGATGTCTTGTTAGTATCACCAGACGAAGCAGCCGCAGTAAATGCTGTTTCCCTTGCATCAAGGTCTCCTGTAATCGGTGTTCCTGCCTTTGCAATCTTCTTTGTTCCCTCTGCAACTCCTACGGTTTCACCTACCACGATTCCCATAGACACTTGATGTTCTACTGCAAAAAGAATCTGAGTCCCAGAATCATAAGTTTCTTTCTTAATACCTGTATTGTTCAGCATTGTTTCTACCTCCTATTTGAAATAATGGCTTTTGTTTGTTTTACGTCCTGCTAACAGACGTTCAGCCATAGAACCTTTGTGTTCTTCCTTTGTTTCTGTTCCGCCCTTTTCTTCCTCTTTCTTTGTTCCAGATTTCTCGGACGGTTTTGTTACTCTTGCTCTCGTAACTGTTTTGTTCTTATTCTTTCCTTTTTCTTCTGTTTCTTCTTCCTCATCGGACTTAAAATACACCTTTCCAGATGTACTGTCTTTGATTTCTGCAATTACAGCATTGATGTCCTTGTCCTTTGTTACCTTTGCTTTTGCAACAACCACAAGGTCGTCTACCAACTCTGGTTTTGCTCCTAACTGGACCGCTGATAACTTTGCTTCTGCAAGGATTCTTCCCTCACGTTCTCTTGCAAGTTCCTTTGTTGTCTCTGTCAGAGCATCTTCCTTCTTCTGTAACTCTGTTTTGTTTGCTTCTTCCGTTTCCTTGTGTTTTGTTACAATCCCTTTCAAAGCATCTGCATCCTCAACTCCGAGGTCTTTCAGAAATCCAGACAACGCTTCACTTTTCACTTTTTCAACATCGACTTTCTGCTCTGTTTCCTGCTTCTGTGTTTCCGTTGTCTGCTGTTTTGCACTCTGCTGTGTCTGCTGATTCTGTGTTCCTTCTGTTCCCTGCTGTCCTTCTGTTCCTGTTCCCTTTACTTCTTCTGCCATGTTCAATTCTCCTTTTCTTCAAAATATTTGCAATACTTTGTCTGCAAGATTTTCATTTCTCTTTCTAACCGTTTTTGTTTCTTCTCAATGTCTTTTAACTTTCTCCTGTATTGGTGTTCATCTCTGATTGTTCCCAACATTGCTGTGTGTCTGCGAATTTGTTTCTTTAAAACCAACGTGGACTGACTATCATAACAAACATCGTACTGTTCTCCACATTGCGGACATTCCAGATACGTTCTAATGATACACTGTCCATCAATCTGTTTTTCCTTCTCCTTCAATATGTTGTCAAATTCCTTATGACATCTATCACAAGTTACTTTCAATTATATCACCAACCTTTGGGAATGTCAACTGTTCAACCACAACTTTTTTATTTTCATCAAATAATTTTTTGCCGCTACACAGTTCATTCAAATCTTCCCTTTTCTTTCGTAATTCCTTCATCCACTTGTCTTTTTTGCGAACATCCTTCGGACTAACTGTTTCGCCCTTCACATTCTTTCTCGCAACCTTGATTGTCAAATCCTTCAACTTTCGGAACATTCCTAATGTCTCTGTGTTGTCAATCTGCACCACGTCACGCTCTCCACAACGCTTGCAATCACAATACATGATTTTATAGTATGTTCCTTCTTCGTCATACACATCTGCACGAATCAAATTGCTAGAATCAATCTCGTTGACCTCTCCACACTTTCTGCAAACTCTCTGGACTTTCACCTGTTTGTTCTCCTTTCTGTTCTCTCTTTCTTTGTTATGCAACAAAATCCAACGCATATCTGTCTATGTCTGGATATGTTCCTATTGGTGCTTGATACCATTGTCCAATCTTTCTCGCTATATCTGTCATGCTGTCTGGTATCACCGCTTCAAATGTGCACATCCCATTCGGATGGTCTAATGGTAGTTGGTCTTTGGGGAACACTCCCACACCCAAACCAAACTGGTCTGTTTCTGCCCTTGCTCTGCATATCTCGCACACCCTTCCATGAAAATTAGAAGTCAACCACCGATACCCAACAACAAAAGGGTCATTTCTGTTTACATTCTCAAAACTTTGTTGGTACGCATGACTTATCAATGTTCTTGCCAAACGTAATGCATTGTAATCAATCTTTCCAAAATATACACTGTCTTTTATTTTGTTCCCTGCTTTGTCATATCTCCACGAATGAATTGTTTTAGCATTTTTCCTAGCACTAGGGTCAACATACTGTTCTAACTCTTTCGCTATCTCAATTGCCGACTTCCCTTGTGCTGTTCCGATGGATATAATCTTGCTCAAATCTTCCTGTGTTCTTTTGTTATATCCCCATATTGCTCCGCTTAATGTCCACCCATCTTGATATACATTTCCGCTTGTGATGTTTCTGATAATCTGGTCTGGAACATAACTAAACGCATTGTGTATATCTTCATCACGAAAACCGCATTGTTTTAGAAATGTCCTTGTATCTTCCACAACTTCATTGGAAACTATCCGCATATCTCGAATGATTCCATTTTGTATGTCACTGTTTAACTGTGTAATCCTATTCTTGATGTCACGCCGTAACAATATCAAATTCTGTTTCTGTAAATTACTGTTTCCTAATTGTCCAACCTTCCTTGTCACATCTTGGTATAATTGCTCATATAACCTTCTGATTTCTTTCTGTTGTGACATGGTAGTTGTTTGTCTGACTTGTTCTGCATTTTTCAAACTAAACTTTTGTCTTGCCATACTTCACCGCCTTGTTCTTATACTTCAATTATACCACATCTGCAAAGAATGTCAATACTTATTCTTCATTTGTTTGTGTTCCTTCTAATGTTTTCTGTGTCTCAATCACTTCCAGATTGTCGTCAACCTTTTCAGATGTTCCACGTCTGTTTAACTCTGCCTGTACTTGTGTGTTCATACTCATAGAATCAAACATATTGTTTTCAATTGCTATCTGCATCAACTCTTCATCAATCTGTGCATCTGTTTTGAACTCTGACCGTCTCCACTTCTTAATGTAAGACTTCCTGCTTCGTGCATTTGCCGCAATTTCTGCAAGGTCAGAGTTCTTTTCTTCTTCTTCATCTTCTGCAAGTGCATAATTCTCCATCACTTCAATGTTGTACTGTACTTCATCCAGACTTGTAAGAACATACATGGAAATCACTTCTGCTTTGTTCAACACAGCAAGGTCAATGATTGCTTCTGCAATAAACTCAATCGCTGGTTTCCACGCTTTCAACTTTTCATCACACCGAACCTGTAACGGATAATATAACGCTTTCAATGCCTTTCCGCTTGTGATTGTTCCTGCCATTGTTTCTTCTGATATGTTTGGCATATCAATTTCATTATACATGGTTGTTTTCAATCGGTCAAGCGTAACCTTCACTGGTTCTGTATGATTCATACTAGGTGCTAGTGTTCCCACCTGTGGCGAAACATTGTTCTGGTTTTGTTCTGATTTCAAATCCCAGTAAGCACCAGCACCAGAGCTGAGATTCTTTGTTGTCTGTGAGTTCATATCCACAGTATAACGGATTGGGTTCATTCCCTTACGCTCACTGTCAATGTCTCCATTCCCTAGCCTGCTGTAACCAGATTCATATTCTGTAAGGCTCTCAATCTCCGAAACACCTCTTTTGTCCTCTAATGTTCCATCATTGATAATCACAACCGCAGGAATGTAATTTAACTTAATTGCCTGTTCTGGTATAACCTGTTCCTGTTCCTTTCCAGTTCCATTGTAAAGGATGGAACTCATATAGATTGTTCCGTCCCTTTCCTCATACCTGTTTACAAGATACAACCTCTGTTGTGTTGATTTTGTTTGATTCACATTTTCAAAACTGATAAACTTCGTCAACCTGTCAGAGCCATACTCTGTTTCATAATAAAACTGTAAACTGTTATAGAAATGTGTCTGTATGCCATCCTCTTCGGAAAAATCCACAAGACATGCAACACGCTTCCCGATAAAACAATCTTTTGCGCTCTGTAACAATGTCCTTGAAAAGTTGTTCTTTTTGTCTTTCAAAACTTTGTCAATCAATGTCTGGTACTGTTCCACCTGTTTCATCTGTTCTTCATTTGTATCAACAGATTGTATTATTACATCTGGTGTCTGTGAAAACATGAACCTCGCTTCTTTGTCAATCAATGTTTTCGCAATCTTGAACCGAATGTTTGATGGTTGATAATCTCCACTGCTACCCTCTGTGTAGAAATCTGCACCCTTTTTGTAATCCAGATAATTTTGTTTGATTTCCAATAACTCTTTGGTATACAGATTATAACCTGTTGTAACCTCATTCTTTAACACAAAATAGGGGAAACTTGCCAACGCCCTTGTTACTTCAACATTGTACTGTTTCTTCTCTGCCAAAGGTTCTCCCTCCTTTCTTTTTCTTTTATTCTAACATAACATTTTTGTCCTGTCAATAAGAAAAGGCGGCTTTGTTGCCGCCATTCCCTTATACCAATGCTCCACTTGCATCGAATGTATATTCTTTTCCACTGATTGTCATTGTTTCATCACAAGCCATAACACCATCATCTTTTAAGTAATACTTTTTGCCATTTGATGTTGTAAGCCAATGATTCTTTAACATACTTCCGATAGGCTGACAATTGCTGTCTTTGTTATACCAGAACCATTTTGTTCTCTTTGTTTCATCTTCTACTGTTTCTGTTACCTTTCTCCATCCCATCAACATACTGCCTGTCGGATAGTTCTTGTCTGTTCCTGCTTCTCTGCAATAATAGTCATGTTCTCCAACTGTGACAGAACCTTCAACCATCGAACCATGCGGATGTTCTCCATCTGCTTTTGTTCTAAGATAATACCATTGTCCATCAATGAACTGCCAGCCATCCAACATTGCACCAACTGGTTTGTTCTTTGTCCCTGTCGGATTCAGATAATACCAATGTTTGTCAATATACTGCCATCCTGTTGCCATTCTGCAATCATCTTTTAACCAATACCAGTTGCCGCCATAACTTAACCACTCATTTGCAAGTGCATACCCCTTATCATTGAAATAGTAATAACAATCCAACAGAAGCCACTGTGACTTCGGATAACTTCCGTCTGCTCTCTGATACCACCAACCAACATTGTCAAGCACCCATTTCGCTGTGTTCGTATTGATTCCAAAACATGACAAGACACCCCTCGCAATCGCATCCAGATTACTATTGAGAATTGATACATCTGTTGCATTTGTAATAAAACCAAATTCTACCAATCTGTAATTATATCCCTTTGCCGCCGCCCTTTTCGGGTTTGCAAGGTCGTTTCTTCCAACAATCCTGTTTGCCCTTCCGGGGAACATTGCACCAATAAAACTAGCCAACGCAAGGTCATAAGAATCTGGATTAAGTGAGCCTTTAATAACTACGTGTCCACCCCTTGCAGATGCTGATGCACTGTCCATGTGTAACTCAATGATACACCAATCTTTCGGAATATTCAAAGAACTAATACCCTTGTCCGCATAATAGTTTCTGTTCATATCCCCAAGTGTAACATTGTCTCCCCCTAACTGTTTGATTTTACTTGCCAATGCACGAACTCTTTCTGCTTCGGTATATCCATTCCCAACTGCACCAGAATCCCCTGCTCCATGTCCTGCAATCACATATAAATGTGCCATTTGTTTTGTTCCTCCTTGTTTTGTTTGTTCTACTCTTCTGCTTCAACTTCTGGTATTCCTGCAACACTGGTTGCTATGGAAAGAATACCTGCCAAAACAGAAGCAGAAAGTACCATCTTCCAATCTACTGCACCCATAACAGTAGCCGTTCCAACTGTCGCAACAAAAGTCTGTGCCATTGTTTTAACTGCTCTTACTTCTGCTTTCTTCAACCACTCTTTTGTATCAACTGATGCTTTGATTACGCTGTTCTTAAACACCTTTGTTTCCTCCTTCCATTCCACAATTATGTTTCACTTTTATCATGTCGTCACTCAACTCGTCAATCTTATCCCACTGTCGTTTCTGGCTCTCTCGGACTTTTTCTTTGTACTTGTCGAACTCTTTTATATGTTCTTTCAGTTCCTCGTCTCTCTCATCCATCCTTAGCGTCATAATATCCAACCTTGAAACAAGTTCAGCCATTGCCTTTGTGTTCGCATTTAAGGGTTTAAACACCACAGCAAACAAACCTATCAATGTTACGAGTGACAGCACAAGCATCCCTAAGAACTCGATTTCAGACAACTGTTTTGTTCCTCCTTATTCCACTTGCTATTGTTCGTCCTGCCTGTTCTTCTTCGCTCTCTATTACTGGTGGTTCTTTTACACAGGCTAGGAACTCTGGCTCTCTTCCTTCCAGAATCGCTGTTGCCATCTCTAGCCCATTATATAACCCCACCATATAATCATCTGTTGATTTCTCTAAACTCTGTTTCTGTAAATCTCTAATGTCTTTTACTTGTTTTGTTTTACTTCTCAATGTGTTCATTCTCTCTATGTTCTCCCTTCCACGTTTCACATGAAACATTATCCTGCTTTACTGTTTGTTTTAATCTCCTTCACATCTGCAACCGTATATGTGTCCAACGCATACCACAATGCACTACACTATGTTTTGTTGTGGCTTTTTATCCTCAACTTCTTATAGTTCTTTTTCCTATAAGTCTAGCATACCTGTTAATTTTTTATAGTTTAGATTGCGAACTTTGTATTTACCTCCTACTGTCCAATTATGTTGAATAGCTTGCGTAATGTTTACTTTATTGTCAAAAAATCTTCTTGCTTCACGATTTGAATAGAAATAGAATTTTTGCTTTGTTTCAATATCAGTTATTACAACAGACTGTATTTTTTGTTTTCTATTTATTTTTAGTATACGACTTAAATCCGAATCCTCTAAAATATAATACTCCATAACTCTTGTATTAATACCTCTAATAGTTCTGTTTATTGTTTTTTCCGCTTCGTTTAACGAGCTGAACTTACCTATATATTTTAATTTAAAATCATACACATAACATTCAGTACCATTCATCCCACACATATTATCTTGTGTTATTGGATTTTCCATATTGCCTTTTCTGTCAGTCCATCGTAAATTGCTGTACTTGTTATTTGTTTTGTTTGTGTCTATATGGTCTATCTCATTATACTGTTCTGAATGTCCAGAAACAAAACCATATCCAACTAGTCTATGAACAAAACATTTTTTCCATCTTCTTTTACCTTTCAACTTTAAAGATACTTGTTTATAACCACTACTGTTATAACTTTGTTTTAATTCCATTCCATTGTTTCCGTAAACATTTCCATACTTATCTACTTCGTAAATATCTAATACTTGTTCATAATCTTTTGCTAATGTATTTACTTTCTTTCTCTCATACATTACTGGCAAATCTCCTTTCTTAAATCACAATGGCTCTTGGGGATTTTATTGTTTCCTCAATCCCTATGCGTTGCGCGTGTCATGCAACTAAAACATTACAAGACTTCCGCTCGGGTTGGCATTTCAGCTTTTCCCGTTTTTCCATCGTTTTATACACGCCTAGTTTTGTGGTATCGTTAAACGTGTGTGGGTCAATGTTAAATTCATCATAGATTGCATTGCCCCTTGAGTCCCTCTTGTATGTAAGGTCTTTCAACTCTCGGATTGTGTTCTTACATCTAGGGGAACAAACTATCTTGTTAAATCTTTTCATCTTCTTTGTGTTCTGTAAACGACTTCCAATGTACTTTTTCGCTCCATACATGTTGTACCCTTGCTGTCTGTAAAACTGAATTGTTTTGGGCTCCAATATATTCTGTATAGTTCGCTACTCTATACACGTTCTCTTATGAACTGCTTATACTTTCATATAAGTTTAGACTATATCTTAGCATTTCTGCTCCATGCTTTTCCACACGCTTGTGTGTACTCTACTCACTTCCATTACATTTTGGATATCTAACATAATGTGTTTTCGATAGTCGTTGAATAGCTTGTTCTTTCGTTAGTTTTTGATATGAGAACAAATATCCTTTATGTTGTCTTTCAATTCCTCTGCATACATTTGCAACATGTGAGCTATTAAACCCATCATAATGTGCTTCTTTTGTAGAGATATAACTTTTTATAAAATACCCATTGCTATCATACATATAAACTTTCTTTGATAAACTCCAATCATTGTTCTCCTTTGGAGTCACCCAACACAAATTATCTGCATTATTATTTTTTCTATTTTCGTCTTTATGATTAACATATTTTCTTTTTGATGTTTCTCCTTTTACAAAAGCCTTTGCGACTAATCTGTTTACCCTAACATAATTTACTTTGTTGTGTTTTGTTGTAAGAGCAACATTCAAATAACCACCTGTTTTCTCATACTGCTTTAATTCTTTTCTATGAGAAACATCTACAACCTTTCCTCCGTTTGTTCTAAGAGAAAATACTCTTCCATCATAAGAAACATAATATCCATCGTTTATATGTTCAAACCCTTTTATTTTATTTATTTGTTTCACTTTCATATCAAAATCCTCCGTTTACTTTAAACTACTACTGATTACCCAATCCTTAAAATTGTCACGCTACGGTATTTAAGGCTCTAAGGGCTTCCCAGTATTTAACATGGTTAAGTACCAAAATTTTAGCACTATCTGCACAGATTGGTTTCTCACACCTTCCTGCTCTCTCTGCTACTGCACGAACATCTTGTCTCTGTGAAAATCTATCATCTGTTATCTGATTCATGTATACTTCATCATAAATGTACAACACTTTGTTTGCATCATCAACACAACAACTGATAAGCGCATTGTAACTTTCTTCAAAACCAAAGTCAAGTCCAAAGAAGTGATATTGTGCAGATATACTGTTTACTTTGTTTTTGAACTCCTTGCTGTTTTTTGCAACCATAAAATTTGGTAACACCCTTGTTCCATTTGCTCCAAACCTTCCCCACCTTGCAACAACCCACAGTTGTTTATCTGTTCTCTTCAATCCATCCAGACGGCGAATGTACGAAACAGGAAGGAATGGGTTATCATCTGGTAAGCTGTGGTGATAATAAACTCCATTCTTTTTGTTCACCAATGTTCTACGTCTGTAAAACTCTTCTGGACTTTGTATTATTCTCTCTCTTCCCTTATCATCTGTATGCACAAAAAAGGTATTGTATACCCAATTTTCCTTGCCGACAGGGTTTGTTGTTAAGATAAAATGCAATGTCACTTTAGGCTCTCTGATACGCCCTAGCAACTCGGTATATGCTTCATAACGGATTTCGCTACCTTCTTCCATCCAAACAATGCTGACACCATGAATGGACTTGATTTTCTCCGTATTATCCATTCCTCGGAATATGATTCTTGAACCATTCGGAAAACGGATTTCCAAAGGACTAGAAATCGCAACCACTTTGTCCCCTTTTGGTCTGTGATTGTTCCTCACTGCTTCATCTGATAATAACCCCATCTTTTCAAGGATTTCTTTAAACAATGCGAAACATGATTCTTTTATTGTTTCTCTTACTTGTCTTACTACAAGTGCTGTTCTTTTTTCTTCCAGAAGTTTTAATATAATCTTCAATGCTACATGGTAACTTTTACCGCTACCATACCCACCTAATAACAGGTATTGTTCATAATCCCAATCGGTTAGAAAAGAAGCAAATCTGTTTGACACTTCAATGTTCACATTCATGTTTGTTTGCTCCTTTGTTTTAATATGCACAAAACAGATAAGTGGTAAATGTACACCGAACCTTATCTGTTTTGTTTATCCTATTATACCATATTCAATTATTGTTTGTCAAGGCTTAACCTAAAATTTCTTTCAGAAAATCAAGAAAATTTTCAATCTCTTCTTTACTAACTGTATGAACTTCCTCTTCAATCTTTTGTACCTTTTCGTTCACTCCAGAAATATCAGCCATACGGTCTGTGAGACAAACGAGTGCAATCTGTCCATGTTCAATCATTTCCGCTTCTCCACTGCTTAACTTTAACTGCTCCTTTCTCTCGCTCATAACACTAAACAGTGTGTTGATTCCATTTGCAAGACAACCCTGTGCAATCTCGATTTCTTTCATATGTTCTAACAACATTCTGTTTGTTACTTCCTTTGTTTCTTTCTCCTCTTTCTCGGAAACAACCTCAAATTCTTCTTCTTTCCACTTGAGGACATTGTTTAAATCATACGAACCAAAGCCGATGTTATAATCATCGTTCCCGACTTCTCTGTACTTAATCTCATAATACGGTTTGTTCGCAACACCTCTTACGATAACCTCAATATCGTCCACAACTAATTTGTTCCCTTTGTTCTCACTCATGTTTTGTCCCCTTTCTGAACTTACTCTGTTTACTCTTTTATATTAACACACCATTATCGGAATGTCAATCTCAATTATAATTCCATCTCTTTTTATGTCTTCTCTGTATCTCTTAACCTCTGCATTTTTCATGTCTTCTGTTAAATCATCATCTGTTATTATTTCTATTTCCCTATTGCCTTGTTTAACGAACTTACTTCCTCTATAACACATCATAAATAAAAACTTTTCCAATGTCATAACTGTTTAACTCCTTTCATCTTTGTCTTATGCTAATACTGTTCTGTTTCCAAATACAAGTGCTTCTGTTCCATTCCAATTTGAAATTCTAACTTTCTTTTCATTCTTTCTTTTCTCATTGAATTTTCCAAAATGATGAACTTCTACGATTGTTGCTGTTTTCTTTGTTCTTGCAACTACCTCATACTTTACTGCATCTTCTCCATAAATCTTTCCTACTTCAAACATTGTTCTTACCTCTCTGTTTTTGTTTTCTTTAACTTATGTATTTATTATAACATTCATTCTACGCTTTGTCAACTATTATTTTAAATATTTTTTAGCAAACTCTTCATTGCTCATTGTTTTCATATCATAAACATATTCAATAGCATCTACACTATTCATTCCCAATCCTTCTACAAGTTCTCTAACCATTCCTGTTAAATTATTGTTTTTAATAAACTCTTTCTTCATGTTCTTAACTCCTTCTCGTTTTGTTTTCTTCTTTATGATTCTATTATAACATAACATAGCAGAAAGTCAACAGTTATTTGTAAATATTTTATAATAAAATAAAAAGGACAGAAACAATGTTCTGTCCCCTTCCCTTTA